GTTGTAATAAATATGGTTTTAAGTTTGGTTCCATTTCATCAGGCATTTCAATAATAGCACCAGCTCCAGCACTTGCATTAACACCTGGAGTTTTAACTAATGATGGGTGGTTAGTTAATCTAATTAGTTGTTCTATTTCTGAGTATTCATTGTAAATAGATTTTTGTAGATCAGCTATATCAGTTAAGTCTGATTGACCAATCCCTCGTTTGTGAGATTTAGAATTGTATAAAACTACTGCTGGAATTTTACCCAAACGATTAGGTACACTATCTATTAATTGTGGCTCATCATAGTTTGCCTTTTGATAAACAGTATCAATTTTTTCATTTGTCCATATTCTAAAATAAGTTCCACCATATCTATCTACTTCTTCTCTAACTTTCATATAGTTCAAAACATATCTGCCATTTATTTGTCTTTCAAAATTCCAGTCAAATACATTTTCTGGGGTTACGATTGAAAGATAAGGTTTGATTTCGTTTTCAATTTCTTCTGCTAAAGTATTAGTTGTAAAGTTAGGCTTATCCAAAAATAAAAATACATGACCATAAATTGATGCATAGTTTTGTGCCTGTTGCATTACTGTGTTAAAATTATTGCCTTCAAGATCAGCATCTTTTAAGAATGATTCTAAAATAGGGTCATCTTGCATACTGCCAAAATCCCTACTTGGTTTAACTCTAAACAAGAATGATGAATAAATTTGTACTACGTTTTTACAATGATTATCTAAAGCTGTGTTGCCTAGTCTTTTTGCATATTCGTTATCAAGTTCTAAATTGTATCTATGTAGGTATTGTCCAGCTGAATAATCAAAGCCACCATTAAAACTTCGAATATAAAATTCCCATTTGTTTATTGATTCTTCGTAATCTTTATGAACGTCTAAAATTTCTTGTCTTTCGTATGCCATGTTATATCGCCCATCTTTGAGGTTTAAACGAAGTGTTTTGAGATATTAAAGGTTTTACTATTTCTATTAAATATCCAATCGAATCGTTCATATGGTCAAATCCTTCTGCCTTATCAGGTATATTTGTATTTTCCTTATATATCTGCCTTTGTAAACCTTTTATGATCGTTTTGCAAGTTGGATTAACATAAATGTATCTATTTCCGTCTGCTGACTTTAGTCTTGAGTTTACGGCATTGATACGATCTCTAACAGGACTATGACGCAATTTGCATTTTACATTAAAGCCTGCATTCTGCAATATTGTTAAATCAGTTTTACCACCAGCAGAAGTTTTTCTTTGTCTACAAGCTGGGTCTGGGTACACAAATATTTTAGTTTTACTGCCATATCTATCTCTAATTTCTTCTACCATTTCATCTGTGTTGGAAGAATAAATTACAATTTCATCTACAAAATGTACAATATCTTTATCAATTTGAGATACTGAGGCTGACATTGGATCCACGTTAAAGTCTAAACCAATGTGTAAAGGTTTTGACCAATCTATTTCTTTTTTCTTAACATTGTCTACAGGGTGGAAGTTATAATATACTGCTCCAGCATAGTTCTCAAATGTACCCTCAAACTCTTGTCTAAAGGTTCTAATATCAATATCTTGTTTAGCTTGTTCTATTTCTTCAGCTGATACCATGCCACCCTCTAAAGTAGTAAATTGGAAACTGTCCCACTCGCTTTCTTCCTTGCCTTTAAGATACATTCTGTATGCCCAGTTACCATAGCCTTTAGGAGAACCACACATTAAAACATCTCCTTTGGTGTCTGCAACAGATGCTCTTAATACTTCTGTCCAAGCTTTTTCATCAATGTCTGCAAACTCATCAAGAATTAAAAAGTTTAAACCACTACCTCGAAGTCCATCATAGTTCTCACAACCTTTTAAAGATATTTTACTTCCTGTTTTTTTAATAGTGATTGTTAAGTTAGATTCATTGATTGTGTCAATCCAATTAAAGTTGTGTAGTATTTCTTTAAGTTTAGACCATACAATTTCTCTAGCCATTTTAAATGTAGGTGCAACGTACCAGATATTCTGTTTAACTTTTGTAGCATACTTCATCATTTCAGTAATACAAAGATAGGTTTTACCAAATCGTCTACCAGAAACTAAAACTCTAAATCTTTTTTTACTTGATGAAACTTTATGTTGGGGTTTTGTTAGTGTTATTTTCATTACAGAAATAAGATATATATAATTTTTCCCTATTAATTTCTTTCTCTTTTAACTCTGCAAATTTAATAGTCAACTGTGAACCAGCAACTACGCATTCTGTCCAAGTATCATAAGCTGGTTTGATTGTCATTGTGTTATTGCAAAAACCTGTAACTGCAGAGCAAATGGTAAATGCAAGTATAAACTTCATTTTTTACTATGTCTTTTTTTATTTAAGATTGCAAGTCTTTTATGCCAACACCATACACTTAATCGAGATGAATACTTTTCAATAAAATGTAAAATTTTATCTATCATTTACTTTTCACTATTTTTTTAATTGTTTTACTGCCATCAATATTAGTTTCTAATTCAGCCTCTACTTCTCCACACATGAATTGTTTGTTTTTCATATCCATATTTCTAGTAGCTTCACGTTTCATTTTAAGACAAGTAGATAAGCTGTCTTGTATTCTATGCTCTACAAGTTCTCCATTTATAAATAAGCATAATGCAAATACTAATTTAGTGATTGCCATTTAATTTGCCTATGTTTGCTCTTACTGAATCTTTTAATTTCTCTACATCAATTCTAAGTCTTTCAACATCAGTTTGTAGTCTTTCAATATTAACTCTGTTATTCATCATACCATCTACTCTTTGAGTTAATTTCTCTAGTTGTTCAGCCATGTGTTCTAGCAACATAAACTGTTCTTGGTCTATAGGCTTTTGTGCAGATGCCTCTAGTAAATCTTGTTCTTGAAGTTTGTCAGCTGTTTCTAATAAAGTTATTCTTTCAATAATGCCAAAATAAGCCCATACACCTATTGCTACTGCTCCTACAATCGCAAGTAAATTTCTTATTGGTAAAGATACCGAAGTATTTTCTGATATTTTCATTCTGCAACTTTACCTTTATTAATACCTTTTTTAATAACATACTTTTGAGTACCATTAGCACCTGTATTAACTTCTTTACGAAGATGTTTAAATATATTTTTTTGTTTTAGTTCTTTTTCTATTTTCTTTAAAAAACTTTCTAACGACTTTGAATCTCTCATATTACTCTCCGTTAAATAAATCTTCTTGTGTAGGTTTTCTTTTTTTTCTTTTCTTTTTAGGCTTTACAAATTGTCTATCTACCCAGTCAAACCAAGTATCAATCCAACCAAAGAATGTGTATAGCCATCTATCAATCATCGCCAACTCTTTATCGCCCAATATACAGGGGACAGGTTCTTCTGCCCTTTTACTTTAGCAAGGATAGGCTTAAACCTTGCCATGAAACTTCTTTTTCTCGCTGGAATATGTTTTTTAATAGACATAGTCTTGGAGCCAAAGTTAACCTTTTTAACTCTGCCAGACTTTCTGTCCCTAACAAATACTTTAAACTTCTTTACGTCCCCACGTTGTATTTTGTTAAGTTTAACTGTTCTTCCTTTATACTTTGCCATGTGGCATAATTATCATATTAAGCCATACATCTCTAGTAGTTTTTTAAATTCTGCAAACAGTTTAAGAAGTTTATCTCTTTGATCTTTTACAGCTTTAAGTTCCCACTCTAATTGTTTTATCCTTTTATTTTCCTTGTCCACGATATTTCTTCTTACCTCTCTGTCTTCGTTTATTTTTATTCATAGTACTTGTAATAGGCTTTCTGCCAATACTTGTACCTTTTTCTGTTTTGGTATAGGTAACAGTTGCACCAAATAAATTACCCTTCTTCTTTGACATCTGTGCTTTCTGCCTCAATCACTAAAGGCAATGGTTCATTGTAGTTTGTTTGTTCAATTTTATCTCTTTGGTCAAGATGTTGCTTACCCAACCATATCTGCATAGCTACGTTCCCACCTAGTGCTTTTTCAAACTGCGCTCTCCTTAAACTAATATTGCCCGTTTCCCTACCCTTTTTTATTAGGTGGACATAATTACGTTGTAATGTCTTAGTTGACACACCTACGAAAGAGGCAATTTCATCATAAGTACAGTGGAGTTGAGCCAACTTTTGTATGGTTTGCTCGTCCACAGGTTTCATGGGTCTACCTACAGTTTTGTCCTTTTCAGCTTCTGAGTTCATTGTATATATTTATAGCTAATTTTTCACTTTCTTGCAAACTTGATAGTGTGTGATGTTCGATTTTATCCTTAAAGTGTTCCTCAATATTCTTAATTTTAGTTCTTCTTCCTTTTAGAAATTTATCTGTTTGAGTATCGTTTCTGTCTATGTGACGTTGATGTAATACTTCTTCTGGTTGTTTTAAGACGATAATTCTTAAATCATAAAGTTCATTTAGCTTTATTAAGTTGTTCAATGAAAAAAGCCGATCACCCTCAAACATTATGTTTCTTTTATCTTTAGCATGATCAATGTATTGTAAGAACTGTTTATTTACCCCCATAGACAGCTTATCAGTGCCTAGGAACGTGCCTTGTAGGTTATATAGACCTAGCAGTATAATATTATCTTCTTGGTTGTAGTGACCTTTAACAAGCCCAAAATCAAAGTTCTTCATAGGTTTCATATCGTAAAAATATTTAACAAGGGTAGTTTTTCCTGTTGCTGGTTCTCCACCAATAGCTACACATTTCATTGTAGGCTCCTTTGAAAGCTACCTGTATCTAAAAACTGTGAATACAAATGTGGCTTAATTTTAATACTTGAGTATAGATCAGGGTGTAGGGTTTCTGTTCTGGCTTGCCAAAATACGTCCCATTCTATTCCTTTCCAGCCATCTGCTTGTACTTGTGCTATTTCTTCTGCTTGACGATCTAAATAATAGCCTAGGTATCTTCCTTGTTTTTTT